TCAATCAGACAAGCTCTGAAAAGGGCAATTACCCTGGTCGAGCTCGAGTTTCCTCGCCTTGGCGAGTCTCGAGCGCCAGAGTCCTCGGGGGCTTCCAAACCTCCGAGTGGTAATTGCGCTCTCCTCAGAGAGTGGTGGAGCGGCAGGAAGGCCACTCTGCTTGAGGGTAGGGATGGACGAGAACGCCGTGTTCTCGTGCAGACATTGAAGAGCTGTGACAGGTTCTTCGATGTCCCTTGCCTCCCCTGTGATAGTAGAGCGGCCGGTCGAGCTCGGCAGGCTTGGTGTGACTTTGTCGCACGCGAGCCTGGCTTCGACCCGGCCAGCCCAGCCAGCTGGGCGGACAAGCCCCTCATGGAGTTGGAACGACGGATCCGTTCGATCGTCGGCCATGATTGGGCGAGGGGGATAAGAGCCTACAGAGAAGCCGCTTTGGTTCCGGACCAGAACGGCTGCTTTGAGACTCTCAAAGGAGAGGGAGGTACGCTGGGGACTGCCCCCGAAGAGTACTCTTCTTGCCCTTGGTCGCTCCGCGTCGGAGTGGCTAAGACGAAGGGAAAATTCAGGGTCGTGACAATGCAGTCCGCCCGTGTGAAGGAGACTCTCCGGCCTGTCCATGACCGGCTGTACGACTTCCTTTCGAGGAAGCGTTGGTTGGTTCGTGGGGAAGTCGGGAAAGAGCACGTCCGGTCTGTTGTAGACGGACGTCTTGAAGGCGAGGATATTATTAGTGGTGACTACGAGGCCGCCACCAATAACATATACCTCGAGGTAGCACAGGTTATCTCGGGAGTTCTTGCCGAGTCCCCTAGCCTCTCTCCAGAGGAGAGAGAAGCTCTCGTAGAGAGCTTCCGGCCAGAGAACCTTCATTGGGTCTCCCGTCGACGTCGGTGTCACCCGATTAGACGCGGCTCTATGATGGGGAACTTGGTGTCGTTTCCGATCTTGTGTTTGCTCCACAAGGCCTGTTACGACATTGCTTGTTCTCTCCGGTTCAAGAGGGATGGGAAGTTGAGGCTGGAGAACGCTATCATCAACGGAGATGATATTGCCTTTGCGGGCGATCAGTCCTTTTACCAGGATTGGGTAGCAGTTACTAGCCACTTCGGCCTTGTTGTCAACAAGTTGAAGACCGGGGTGTCCCCGGACTTCCTTGAGTTGAATAGTAGATCCTTTTTTATCAAAGGATCTACTATTCGGCCTTTGCGGAAGCCTGTGCTTTCGGCCTTGTCTCCTGGCAACGATCCATCTTGTCTCCTTACTCGTCTCTGGGATGGTCTGAAGACCCTTACTCCAGGGGGCTTTCGGCTAATGGTTGTCATGCTTCGGCATGAGATCCAGAAGCGGGGGGTAACCCTCTCAGGAATCCCGTCAAGGCTTAGACGAGTCTTTGTGAAGGAGAGGTGGTTTCGACAGGCTCTTCGGGCGGAACCGCTCGTAGAGGTCGTTGGTGTCGATCGG